TGAGGAATCGACCCGCCGTGTAAGTGGCATTAGCCGTGCCTTGACCCACCAGATACAAGTAAGTGTTCGCAGCCGGGTTCGCAGCAAAGTACGTCACCGTGCTGATGGTTTGAGACCCCGCGTTGATGATCTGCGTTTCTGTCAGCGCCGTGATTGCCTGATCCTCTACGCCGGTACCTTCAGTGGCTGAGTACAGGTCAATGTCCGTATCGCCGCCGGCTGGGGTCTCAAGGCAAGTCATCCGCCCACCAAGTATCGTTATCGCCGGAAGCAGCGAAATATAGCAGGGCAGCGCCGTGCCGTTGACACCGATGATGTCTCCCGCCGTACCGCCGCTGTTCAAGCCGCGCAGATCAACCAAGATCCGGGCGCTGTAGAACGTCCCTGTTCGGCCCGCAGTGGTAGCACAGACCGTGCTTGAACCGGTCGAAATGCCCGTGCCAACGTCCATCGCCGGAGCAACGTCATTTAGATACGCTACCGCTCCCAAGTACTGGTTCAACGGAACTTCATTCGGCCCGCTGCCAATGTCGGTCTGCACCACAACCGGCGAAGCGTTTTCGGTAATCGTCGTAATGTTTGCCGAAGTACCCGCTATGGTTGTTAGCGTTGCACTCGTTGATACAAGCGTTGTAACAGTGCCAGAAGTGCTGGTTATGTTGGTTAACGTGGCGCTTGTCGAAACAATATTCGTAATGTTTGCCGAAGTGCCACTCAAATTGGTGATGTTTGCACTCGCACCCCGCAACTGCGTCGTGGCCGTCGTACCAAAAGTCGTACCCGTAAGGGTCGTGATATTGGCGCTGGTGACGTTTAAATTGGTAATCGTTCCGGAGGCGAAGGTTCCGAGCGTGGTTCCCGTCAACGTCGTAATGTTCGCGCTGGTGGCTATCAGCGTGGTAATGGTCGCTGAGGTCGAGGTCAAATTGGTGATTGTCGCGGAACCTGAAGTAAGCGTCGTGATGTTCGCGCTTGCTCCGCGCAACTGAGTGGTCGCGGTTGTACCAAAGGTTGTTCCCGTCAGCGTGGTGATATTTGCGCTGGTAGAATTCAAATTCGTGATAGTGGCTGATGTACTCGTTAACTGAGTCACCGTTCCAGAAGACGCCACCAGAGTCGTAATCGTCGCAGAGCCTAAACGAGATACTGTGGCCGACAGGTCTGAGACTGAAGCGGTGGTAGCGATGAGATTGGTAATCGTCGCAGAACCCGCACGGGAGACCGTAGCAGACAGATCTGATACCGAGGCGGTCGTAGCAATGAGGTTAGTAATCGTTGCCGAAGAAGATCTCGTTACCGTTGCCGACAAGTCAGAAATGGACGCTGTCGTTGCCAGAAGATTGGTGATCGTCGCTGACGAAGCAGTCAGCACCGTGACATTCGCGGAGGCAATGCTCAGGTTTGAAAGAGTCAGACTGACTGCTGTCAGGTTCGTAATTGAAGCAGAGGCAATGGTTGCCACACTCAAAGATGCATTGAGTGCGACAATCTCATCTACGGTAATCGCCGCTGCGTCTTGGTACGCCATCGTACCCAAGTACTGGTTGAGCGGAATTTCGTTGGGGGCAGAGCCAATATCCGTCTGAACGACAACTGGAGACGCATTCTCCGTGATCGTCGTGATGTTGGCTGAAGTGCCTGCAATAGTAGTTAGCGTTGCGCTTGTCGAAACAAGCGTCGTAATCGTTCCTGAAGTGCTGGTTAAATTGGTCAGCGTGGCACTTGTCGAAGAAAGATTCGTAATGGTTGCCGAAGTACTAATCACATTGGCAATCGTTGCGCTCGTTGCCGTCAGATTCGTGATCGTTGCGCTGGCACCACGAAGTTGAGTCGTTGCCGTGGTGCCGAAGGTGGTACCCGTCAGCGTCGTGATGTTCGCGCTGGTGGCGTTGAGGTTCGAAACCGTCGCAGAACCAACCGTAATATTGGTTATGTTTAAACTGCTAATCGTCAGGCTGGAGACAGAGAGATTGGAAATACTGGCTGACGTTGCAGAGAGATGAGTCAGGGTCGCGCTACCGGAGCGCAACACCGTAGCCGATACATCCGATGCGACAAGGTTCGTAATGGAACCCGAGGTCGCGATCAGATTAGTGATCGTTCCTGATGCAGATCTCAGTACGGTGGACGAAAGATTAGATACCGAAGCCGTCGTGGCGATGAGGTTGGTAACCGTCGCAGACGAGGAACGAATGACCGTAGCAGAAAGATCCGCCACAGAGGCCGTTGTCGCCAGAAGATTGGTAACCGTTGCAGAAGAGGAGCGAACAACAGTGGCTGAAAGATCAGAAACTGATGCGGTGGTGGCGAGAAGGTTCGTGATCGTTCCAGAGGAAGAGCGCAGTACTGTCGCCGAAAGATCTGCAACCGAAGCCGTGGTAGCAACCAGATTGGTAATCGTGGCACTGGATGCCGTCAGGTTGGTGACGGTGAAACTGTCGGTGTTGAGATTTTCAATGTAATTGACGCTGTTAACGATGTCTGTTCCATTGGAGACCAGAATCGTTTTCCTGCCCGCAGGAACAGAAACGCCAGTCTGGCCCGTGACCTTTACCGTCACTGCGCCAGTCGAGTTGTTGAAGATGAAGTAGAGTTTCTTGTTGGATGGAACGATAAGGTTGGTATTAGCGCCGCCCGTTCCCGTAAGTTCAATGTACATGTTACGGGCGACACCGGTCGCGCCGTTCGGGATGGTGATTGTCGTATCAGTGCCGGTAGCAACTGCTTGGGTGACGTAACCTGAGATCGCCTGTTCGATCAACGTGCCAAGGTTGGTATTGGTGGTAATACCCCAAGTACCGGCTTGGTCACCCGTTCCGATCAGTTCTAGCGCGAGGTTAGTGCTATATGTACTAGCCATGTTTAAACACCTAAGTTACCGTAGGGATGTCAACCCAAGTCGTTGTTTGCGAGTCATCCACGACGGACCATCCCGGTGTCTGATCATCGTTTAAATTCTGCCAGTTGGCAGACTGGTTGTCATCAACAGGAGTCCAAATAGTTCCCCCTGTCATATCTCAATTCCCATGGCGTACTTGAAGATCAACATGGGTTACCTCAGTTGAATCTAAGCAACGCTGAAGTCGAAGTATTGGCAGGCATCTGTACCGTAAACGAATTCGTGGCGATCTTGTCGTTACCGAAACTCAGCACCGCAATGGACTTATTTGACTTGCTGGTGTTGTAAATCAATCCGCCCGCCGCCGTGAAACTGGCTGGGTTCCACACGGCATTGTTGAAGTTGACGTAGACGATGTCGCCCGATTTGTTGATGCTGACACCCGTCAGCACAACGCCGCCTGCGGTGTATCCACCGCCAACTACTTCATGGGTTGCCGTATAAACGAGGGTATCTTCGTTTAGATCCGCAGTGCTGTAGTACAACGCCAATTTGAGCGTATCCGTCAGGAGATCGTGTTCTCCTTTCAGGATTTGCTCTTTGAAACTGGTGGTGAGGGTCTGGTAAATCATGTGACCGGAATCCTATTGAGGCCGGATCGATATGCATCCTGACGATCCTTGCCTTCGCCAAGGCGCTTCAAGAGACCCAAGGACTCTTGGTACTTCTGCTCGTAGTACTGAATCATGTCTTGCTCGCCCTTCATGTAGATGTAGGCTTCGCGCAGGGTTCCGTAGAGAAGTACGGTCTCGAAGTTATCGCCCAGCCAAGACGTACTCGCCGTCACAATGGACTCTGGGTAGTAGTAGTAATGCAGTTCAACCTGATAGTTGCTGTCCGGGGTCGGACCCAAAATGAACGTGTTCTTGTCGAAGATCGCGTAGTACTTGGGAACACCGACATCATCCGGGTCGGGATAGCACTCGCGAATGAAGTTCACGTCCTTATCCAACAGAAAGGTCTGGGCGTTGGTGGTGGGATTGATCACCGCCAAGGAGAAGTTCGCCAACCAATCCGCCGGGACCGTTAGGTACTTGTTGCTGGCAGTCAATGTTCCAATCTGGTTCTTTCGAATCGCCGGGATGAAGACCGCGTTGTAGATCCGCTCTTCAGCCAATTGAACGAAATTTGGGATGTTCGCCACGAACGAAGTCTCTTCGTTCTGCGTGTACTGTTTAACCAGATCAACGAGTTGGGTGTAGTTCATGTCACAACCACCGTCACGGTTCCGACGAACCCTGTCGATATCAGGTCATTCGGGGTGAGATCCGTATCATAACCTTCGGCACCGCCAATCGGATTCCATCCATACTGGAACATCCGGCTACCGCCCGCGCCTTGGTTACCCGGCGCGAAGAAGGTGTTATCGGGACGGGCATTGCGAAGAGCCTGCGGGTCATCCATCGGAACACGGCCCAACTGCAATTGGGGATGATCCACATCCATGCATTCAAAACAGACACGAATGCCAATCGGGAGCAGGTTTTCATACTGCTCGTTTAAATCATGCAGATCGTACCGCTGACCACATCGGTCGCAGAATCCGAAGGCATGTTTACCGCTGGCAAACGGTTTGCCCATTAGACATTCCTGCCAATGTAACCGTTCATGGGAACGAATCGGACAGAGGCCTTCTCACGGTCCTCGCCTGCCGCCAAGTCCCACTGAAGTTCGTATTCCTGCTTGAGGAACGACAATCGTTCTGCGGCTTCGGGTTTCTTCATGGCGATGTAGTACGCCAATCCCGATACGAGACAGGGCAGGAATCTAGCGGGAATGTCGATGGTGTTCGCACCGCCATTACCCACGTCCTGAATCCGCCGCATCTTCCAGTAGACGAGCGTGTAGGTCTGGGTGTTGTCCGGGACCGGCCAGAGATACACCACCGGGGCGGCTCTCTGACGATCTACATAGATCTGCAAAGGCATCCCTTGGGTGAGTTTGTTACTCAACTGGGCATAGTCCGATACCGAAATACGCGAGAGCGTGTAATCGGTTTGACCGGAGGTGCTACCTGCGTCCGTCCGCAACTGGTGTTCCAGAAGGTCGATGGTGTCTGCGGGCATGGTGTAGGTATAGGTTCCCGGAGTCAGTACCTGAGAGCCTTGTTCCACCGTCCAGAGGTTAATACCCCGGTTCTGCCATTCCAGCGCCATGAAGTTCATAGAACGCCGTGCGGTCTGGAGATCATAGCCGGTACGCAACTCCAATCCCGCCCGCTCGAAAGCCTCTTCAACGAGTTCCCGAAACTCTGGGTTGAAAGTTGAGACGCCGCTGGTAGTCATTAGACCATCCGGCCCTTGGTCTTACCGCGAATCGCACAGCCATCACGGCCACCCTTGGTCATACCGCCTTTGGCGTAGGCCATGCCGCCGCCCATCATTTCTTCGCGGTCATCTTCCATGTCATCCATGTCATCCATTTCTTCCATGTCTTCCATGTCTTTACCACGGCGCTTTTTGCCCATGCCAATAGCAATGACCATCACCGGCTTTCCGTTTTTCATCCTCGTGTTCTCCCGCGCACCGCGCATCCATCGATACTGCCGCCCATGGCCTTTTTCTCAGGCTTGCTCATGCCCGCCTCAGAAAGCGCAATCGCGACAGCCTGCTTGCGGTTCTTCACCACAGGCCCTTTCTTGCTCCCCGAATGCAGGGTTCCTTCTTTGAACTCCCGCATCACCTTGCCGACCTTACCCGGCTTCTCAATCTGCTGGGACATGTTCGCTCGCGACATTGCCATGTTACTTACCTCGCTGTCTAAACGGTCTTACTTTTTTCGCGATACTTTTTGGCTGGGCGACGAACTGCTTGCCTTGGGCTTTGCCTTTACGCTTGGCGGCGGTGGTACGGGCATACTCCGAAGGCGATAGAGCCTTGATCGCAGCCTCTGGAAGATATCTTTCACCCGTTTGACTAGAAGGTTTACCAGATTTCGTGCGCCAACGCTGATCGCCCCAAGTCTTGAGCGATTGTTGACTTTTTCGTAGTGCCATGCCATTATCCACCTATGGAGAACAAAGATGAAATTTGGGTTGTGATCCCAGAAACAAATGAACGATATTCCGTAAGCAACTTTGGAAAAGTTCGCGCAAACTGGACAGATATTCCTCAGCGGAATTTATCTTATCGAAAACGAATCGAAAGAACATTAACCCTATCTGCGTGGACTCATACAAACGGATATGTGCGCGTTGCTCTTGGTCGTGGAAATTTAAAATATGTACACCGCCTTGTCGCCCAAGCATTTGTTCACAACCCAAATAACTTTCCGCAGGTTGACCATATAGATGGAGATAGGTCGAATAATTACGCTTCAAACTTACGCTGGGTAACGGCAGACCAGAATTCAAAATACGGCGGGGAAAGGCATAACTGGGAGTCCCAACGAATAGCAAGTGCAAAAAGAAGAATTCACGACGCAAAGAAATCAGAGTACCTATCCTTTTTTGAACAGGGGTACAGTTTAAGACGGATTGCAAAACTCTTTGGTGCATCACATTCCGTTATAAGCAATGTTTTGAAAACAAAATAGTTGTTCCGTCCAAGCCTTGAGTGACCGCTGCGGGGCTTTCATATCAGCACTTGCCACCCGTGCGGTACATCTTCCCGCCTTTCTTTGCCATCTGCGGCATCGCACGGCCCATGCGATCTGCCATTACAGGGGTAGCCATGGGAGCCATAGCACGACCTGCACGATCCATCATGCCCGGAACCATGCGTCCGCCCATCATCTTGACTTTGCCCTTCGATCCCTTGTTCTGATCAGCGAGAGTACGACCTTTCATAAGAACCTCTTAGGTAATAGGCCCGCCTACGAGCCATGCATCACAGGTACGATCACCTGCACATTTGAAATGGAAGAGTTCGCAATATCCCAAGTTGCTGGCTTTGATGACATCCATGGCGCTATCCATGTGAGGTTCATCACCGGCTTCCATGCCTTTAGCAATGCAATCCAGCATCTTCGGGGTCTTGATAAATGCCGCACAGTTTCCGCATCGTGCGGTCTTCGCTTCCTCTGGCTTGATCATCCAGAGTTTGGCTT